GGTGGTTATTCTGAAAGTGAAACATTAACAATAGTTGGTAGTTTATTTGGCGGTGTTGATGGTGTTGATGACATCACAATAACAGTTAGTACACTTTATTCTGATGATATTGTAATTACAGTAACTGGTACTAGCTCGGATTCATCATTCTATCAACATTATACCAAACAAATTTTTGAGAGAAGATTAGGTGATAAGAGAGTATCTTTTTATGATGAAGATGATATTTTAAATGTTGATTCAGTATATGAAATATCAGGTTATATTCCAGTTTATAGTCAATCACTAACATTCCCCATTAATTACACCAGTTTTAATTTTCATTGTGATGGTGTGTTTAGTAATAATGGCGGCACCACTAGTCAAACTGTAAATAATACTCAAGAATTAGTTACGTTATTTAATAATAACTTTAGGTCATTTGGATATTTCTTTGATAATAATGATGGAACCATTGGTTTATATATTAACCCATCATTAAAAGCACAATACTGTTCAGGTGGAACATACTCAATTTATGTATTTAACGATTAAAAATTAAAAAAATAAAAATAGAATGTCAACAAAATATATTGTAAATAACGTATCGGGACAAACCCTAACAGGTAGTTTTGGGACTCCACTAACTATTGATGGAGATGTACCTTTATATAGTAACGGATTTGATGGAACCCAATCAATATCAATTCCCGACAGTATAAATTTAAGACTGGGTGATGCTACCTCTTGGACTATTGAGACGTGGATCTACACAGGTGCATATCCAGCTGGTTCTTGTGTTATTATACAAAAAGATGGTATACCATCTCAAAATTATTCAACCTATCTTTTATCGTTAGCTAGCGATGGGAAAGTAACAATCGCCACTGGTGCTGGACAGGGAGGAGACAACAATCCTACTGGAAAATCAGCAACTAGCTCTGTTAATTTACCATTAGATCAGTGGGTTCATTTGGCTGCAGTTTGGAATGGATCAAATATAACCCTGTATCAGAATGGTGCCATAGTTGGAACAGTGAGTGCAGAAACTACTCCTATCACAGGTGAAGGAGGTATAGAGGTTACTATCGGTGAATTCGGTAACACAAGTTTCTTTTCAGGAAGGATTAGTAACTTACGTATTGTAAAGAATTCAGCAATATACACCGAAGTATTTACACCACCTACGGAACCCCTCATCCCAATTGGAAATACAAGCTTACTAACTTGCAATTCTTCAACTATCAATGTTGGAACAGGTAATGCCACAATAGTGATCGAAAGTCCATGGGGTACATCCATAGACGGTACTTGGATCTTTAGAACAGAGGGAGCAACAAAATTTCCAAACAACACTATAAAAAGCGATAGCGATATTTCTGTAAAGAATGATGGAATACCAACTGATCCTCCAACTGTAATAGCCATCAGTGGTGCTGATTTTGTAGCAGTTAATATCACTTATATTAGAGTCAATAATGATGCAATATGGGTTCCTGCTGGTTATAACGAGGGGAGCGATCCTTATATACTTTTTATTGATGGTGAATATGGTATTAATGTTCCAGGATTTGGACAACCCCTTTATGTGAACACCGGGACTTTCAATATGCCATTAGCACAGTGGAATACTAATCCCCCTCTTGGAAGTATTGCTCCTGTAGGAGTGTATACATATCCTTCTAGCTATACAAAATCTTGGAATTTTGGAGCAGATGGAACTACAACATTACCTGGAGATTTAGACAATGTTAAATTAATAAACAGTATTGGAACATACAGAGCTCTGTTAACTCAAACCGGTTCAATAGTAGGTACAACTATTTCATCATTTAATTATGGATTAATTGTTGGGGAAGAATACACTATCACAGCATATCAAAGCGGAGATGATTTTAGTAATATTGCTGATGTTCAAATCGGGACTATTAACGAAACAGGATGTGTTTTTATTGCTACAGGGCAAGTACCAACTAATTGGAATGCTTCCTCTGAATTGACATCTGATGGTGGATTAGTTGTCGATGTTCTAGAAAACACACTTGGTCATGGCTTAACTTGGGATCAAGCTCCATCCGGAGGGTATGGGTATTATGTTGCATATAATAGCATCACAGGACCAATTTACAATTCTTTCCAAAGAGACAGGGTAGAAATAATCACTCCACTCAAATATTCGTTCGATAATGGTCCTGGGTTTCCACCACTTATTGCACCTTATATTTCAACTTTTCTTATTAAAGATGGATTTATTGTAATAGATGTAGTTGCAACTGGAGGACCAGGAGACCTGGCCGATAACTTACTCTACTATACACCAATAGAGATTAAAGTAAAGCAGGATACCGACACTACTCCTATAGAGATATACGGTGAGGTTATTGCAGAATTTTCTTTTTCAGATGTTACTATAGATTTGTATAGTGACGGTAACCAAATACAAACCATCTATGCTGCTAATACCTCACTTGTTAATGATATCCAAGAACTAATTACATTGCTGAACAATGATCAAAATAACGTCTTCAATTTAATTTACACAGAGGGTGGACCTAATGGAATTATGGTAACCGTGCCAACAAATCTTAAAAACCAATTTAGTGCTAATGGTACACTAACATTTACAGTAACCAATAATTAAAATATATTAACATGATAAAGCTGATACAAAGAAAAACTGATAACAAATATCTACAGTCGGTTGAAACTGACTCTTGGGTTAATAACGTTGCAGATGCGTTCGAAATGACGTATAGAGAATGCGAAACTGCAAAGGCAGAATTACTAAATACATATACTTCAGATCAGATAAAAGAAGTTGTTAACATGAGAAAAAGTAAACCGATCTCAGACGAAGAGAAAAAGGAACTTTTAGATATTATAAAAAAAAATAAACCATGAGAATCTGTATACTATGTGAAGAATCTAAGGTTCTTCAAGCAAGAGAAAAAATGAAAAATGATAACATCTTAAGGATAGATTTATCACCTACCGGGGAATTACCAGCAACACATAAATTATGCGTATTGGCAGTTACTGACGAAAAGGCAAAACAGATGATAGATTCTGCTGAATTAACAACAATAGAAGCTATGAATCCTAAAGAATTTTTAGAAAAACATGGGCTTAAAAAGATTGGAAGGTACGGAATCACAAAAATATAAGATAAAAAAAAAGTTCATCACGGAAGATGAATCAAAGCAAATAGTTAAATGGATTGATTCTGTTAACCACACAGGAAATGATAGTAATTATCATTTATCAGAATTGTCCAAAGACCTAAAAGGAAAGTCTTGCATTTTTGATATTTCAAACACACCCCTTACCAACTACATCACAAACTTCCAATCAATTTCAGATGTATCTCAAGATACATTACCTGAGTTTATTTACAATATAATTGATAGAATATCAAAGGAATTTAATTTTCCGAAGGATAATATTTTTCTTCAAGCGGTAGATATGAATAAGGGTGGAAAAATTAATCCACATTATGATGCTTCTATAGATGGATATATAAACTATAAGTGTAATATAAGTGTCTTATCCGATGATTATGAATTTTTTATTGGTAATAAATCAATTAATATAAATGAAAGGGATATTTATTGCTTTGAAGCTTCATTATATAAGCACTGGACGAACGAATTTGCTTCAAGAAGGGTTTTTCTAAGTTTAGGTTTTATATTGACTTATAACACATTAAATAGAAAAGAGGATGATCCAAGAGTAAGATTGAGCAGGAGAATAAATAAATACTTCCAGTCTAAATAAATATAGGAAAGGAATCTACAAAAGATTAGATATATACTAAAAAAGCGAATAACAAATGGAAAAAAATATTAATCCAGATATTAACAGATTAAATATGGAGACTTCTAAAAATGCGGCAGACTCTTTAAGAGGATGGGCAGGACTAGATGCTTCAAAATCTCCAGTTGCATCCTCATTTCTAAACGGAGCAACTTCGCAAATGATCAATGAATCAAAAGATACCAATTTTTCTCCAAAGAGAAATCAAGATCCTATTTTTAGTTTTGGTCTTTTAAATACTGTATCCGCACTAAAAAATTCTAGCCTTTATGATCTTCCTGCTGGTAAAATTATGCTAGAAAAATTTGAGGGTTTATTAGTTTCCAAAAATATTCCAGAAGCTTTTTTGATAGAAGGATTTATACAAGAACTTCAATCTTTTTCATGGGAAGATTCAGCTTCTACTGTTTTAGAAAACATTATACATATTTTTGAAAACAGAAGAAGAGAAATAGAGGTAATTAAAACTTACGAATCTATTAAAAATACTCCAGGAAGAGATTTATTTTCTGATGCAACATCAACGATGCAAAATTGGTTGATTTCTGAAAAAAGATCTACAGATTCTCTTCTTCATGGACTAAAAAGATTTGGATTTAATCCAATGGTAAGAAGTCTTGTTAGCTTCCTATCAGTTTACGAAAACAAAGTTAGCAATAAGTTTTATGTAGGCGCAGACAATTCCGTTTGTGAGGTTTCTAATATTTACTCTCCTTTGCTTGTTACTGAAAGCGGAGTTATATTCTTCTCCAGCGGTAAATATTTTAAGATAGACGAATCTACACAATCAATATCTGAATGTCAGATGGAAGAAGTTCCTACTGATTTCCAAGCAAAGGCAGTAATGGTTGATGATAGAGATATAAACATAGACAATAATAAGATTACTTTAAATATCGGAAAAAATAAAGTAGAAATAGTTTTCGAGAACAAGGATAAATCTATTTACTATGACGGTAAAAAAATAAGCGAATCAGATCTTCCTTTAGCAGTTAGCGTTTCTACTGGCAATCTTTTAGAAGGAGCTAACAGTAGAATCAACAGAGCAGTTTTTGTAGCTGCTACTTCTGATGAAATCGTAGATATAGATTTTGGAAAAAAAATCAAATCTAAGGTTTACGAAGGTGTAGAAGCTAACATCTTTAAGTCAGGAGATAAAATTTACGTTCAAACCGTAAATCCTGCTATGAAGCTTAATAAAATCTATGAAGCAAACGCAACTCAGGCAGTAAACATTATAAAAGAATTTATCAAATTTGACATTTCGGAATCTCTTACCGAGTTCTTAAATGGTGAGGAAGCTTTCTTGAGTGTAATGAAAAATGACAAAAAACAAATTGTTCATAACATAGAAATTCTAGAAGGTGAGCTTAGAAAAATTGACAATGCTAAGCAACAATACCCACTTATTGCAGAATCTCCAGAATTATTACAAATCCAAGAAGGGATAGAAACTGAGATTACATCTTTGAAAAATAAATGGAATCAAGTTAATATCGAAATTGAAAGATTTGAAAAGAAGGCTAATGACATATCATCAGTAAATGAAGATATGGGGTATCCAATTGATACGGAGGTAAGGGTTAAAAGAAACGGAGTGAAGGGTAAAGTGATAGGTGTAGACGGAAGCTCAAAAACATATACTATCCTTTTTAAAGAGGGAAGAACAGGAGAATATTTCTTTTCTGATGTAGAAAATCTAGAAGATGAGATCGATCAATATGATATAAGCACTCCTGATATGGATTTGCAATTTACTAATGAATCTGATCAAAACTTTTCAGTAGCACCAGGCACTAATAATAAATCTGCAGGGGATAAGGCTTTTGAAAAAATGTATAAGAAAAATTTAGCAGAAGCTCCAGAAAAGGAAGCAAAAGGCTCAGCTAAATTCATACAAGACGAGACTAATTTTAATTATGCTGGAGCACCTGAAGCAACAGGAAAAGGAATGGAGACGAGCAAAAATAAAGTAGCTAATACCTCTTTATCGTCAGCACCATTATCAAGTAAAAAAGCTTCAGTTAAAAAATTTATCGAAGAAACAGATAATTCAAATTTAGCTAAAGCACCATCTTCAAACATTAAAAGTGCTTCCGAGTTTATAGATGATTTAAAAAATCAAAATTTAGCACTGAAGGAGAATCAAAAAAATTCTCACACAGTAAAGGCTCCGAGTGCAAAATCTGAAAAACCTAAAAAGTTTGTAGAAGACGAAGAAAATGCTGATTTAGCAGAAGCACCAGGCAATCACAAAAAGGACGGTAAAGAATTTGTAGAAGACACAAAAAGAGCGAATCTTTCTTCCGCTCCTAAGACAAAAAAAAAGTAAGAACAGATAAAATAACTGAGTCTGAGACCTCTCCGGAAGAAGGATTAGGTAACAGACTCAGTTTTATTTTGGACGATCTTAAAGATTGCTTAAATAAAATAGAAGAATTAGAAACTTCTAGCATTGAAAATGGTAAAATTGGAATAGACATAATTAAAGATTCGAGGGAAAATTTGGAACAATTAAGAAAAAATTTAGAAGAACAGATAAAAAAGCTCCAAAATAACTTCCCCGAATAATGATATATGTAAAAAACAAAGACCTTAAAAGAGCTTTACTAGAAAGCAAAGAAAAAGGAGAACTAACTTCAGAAACTGTAAAGATGTTTACTCTGATAGTTAACGGTATGTCTAAAACACATTCTTATAGAGATACAGAAGACAGAGAAGACTGTATATCTTCAGGATTAGAAGATCTAGTAAAATATTGGAACCGATACGATCCAGAAAAATCTGATAATCCTTTTGCTTTCATTTCCCAAATAGCTCATAATGGCATGAAGAAAGGATGGAAAAAAATTCATCCACCTAAGTCCATCAAAACTATTCCTTTTTCTAGAATCGTCAAGGAAGAGAATTCAAACTACAACGTCTAAGAAGTTATTACCCATAGAGAATATATAAATCTATGGATTATTGAGAAAGTTGTACCTTAACTTAACAAAGGTATAATTTGGTAAATATCGATGTGCTATGAAGAATATCAAAAATCTTAGACCTAATAAGAATTCTGTTTACCAGCAGGGACTTTATACCCCAATTAATCCAAAAAAATATATCGGGGATATTAATAACATTATTTACAGGAGTTCTTGGGAGAGAAGGTTTTGTCAGTATTGTGATATGAATCCAAACATAACAAAATGGAGCTCTGAAGCGGTGTGTGTAAAATACTGGAGTCCAATAGATAAAAGAGAACACAATTATAATATAGATTATTACATTCAAGTAAAAAAGGGGGATTCTTTTGAAAACTGGCTAATAGAAATAAAACCAGAAAACCAGTATGCGCTAGATAAAAAACCAAAAGAACCCACAGGTAATATAACAGAGAAAAAGATAAGGTCGTATAATGAGAAATTAAAAATCTGGATTACTAATAGGGCAAAATTTGAAGCAGCTAAAAGATTCGCAGAAGATAGGGGCTATAAGTTCGGAGCCATAAATGAAAACTTTATAATGAGATGAAGCCTTTCAATGAAAGATTTGAAGAATATAAATCCAGCGTTTCAGGTCTTTCCTCTTTGTCTGAAGAATCTTTTCTTTATTGGCAAAAAAACTATTTGGATAAAAAATCAACTTTAGAAATCTCAGATCTTTTAATAGGAAAAATCTATTCATTTGATTATAACGACCGAATAGAAAAGAACAAAAAATTCATCAATAAGAGACCCGTAGTTTTTTTCACAGGATTTTTCACCTCTGAAGATAAAGTTGTTTTTGGAGGTTTAGATCTAATACTTATTCCACCTCAATTCAGATTAGCCTTTTTTATAAGGATAAGTAGTGTTTACGAATCCCAAATACAAACAAATATAGAAAGAGTAGAGCGCGGGAATTTTTTAGATCAGATTCAGCTAAAATGCGACTATCCGATAATTGATAATATAATGAGGGGTATCCCATGGAAGAATTCTTATAGGGCATGGGATATACAAAAAATAAAGGATGTGAAAGAAATTACTTATGAAGACTGGACTAGAATAGTATATCTTCAAACAAGGTCTATTGAAGGGACCCCGATAGAAGAGATATATAAGAAAAACTCAGTAATATAATGGCCGGATTTACCGACGGGAAAAAAACTTTTTTTAGCTCTATCATAGAGAATATCAAAAAAGTGGGAAATTTTGGAATGGCCTATGGAGATTTAGTTGTTAAAAACTCCCATGCAGTTGGGGTTACTGAAGCTCAATTCCTTAAAAAAGGAGGAATAAAGGATGAGGCATTCCTTTTTGGTCTAAGAAAAGCCGATACTACCACAAAGCAATATATTGCTTATTTCGATAAAGACTTTAAGAATAAAAGACATTATGTTCAAGGATTTGCTCAAAATCCAGAAATAGAGTTTATATTAGATACAGTTTGTGACGAATCTATAGTTTACGACGAAAGAAATTTCTGGGCTTATTTCTCCTTTATGCAGCACGAGGATGTTGATAAAGAAGTTTATGCTAAAACACAAAAAAGATACAAAGAGGTTTACAATCTTTTCGGATTCAACCAAGACATATCTGCTTGGCATCTTTTCAGAAAATTTTTAATCGAGGGAAATTTAGCATTTGAGATTGTTTTCGACAAGAAGGGAAAAAACATAGTTGGATTCAAAGAAATAGATGCAGCTTCTCTAGTTCCAACAGTCGAAGCACAGCCCGATGGTTCTTTCGTTGATATATGGATACAATATCCGGATAATCCTTCTTTAACCCGAAAATTGTATGACTCACAAATAATCTATATCAGCTACGCTAAAGGTGGAGGAACAGCTTCAAGAATCAGCTATATCGAGAGGTTAATTAGATCATTTAATCTTTTGAGGATAATGGAGCACACGAGGATAATTTGGAACGTGATGAATTCATCTTATAGGATGGCTATGACTGTACCAGTCGGTACAAAATCTCCACAAAAAGCTAAGCAAACTTTAGGTGAGCTTATGTCGATCTATAAAGAGGATATACGATTAAATACAGATTCAGGGGAGCTTACTGTTGATGGAAGACCTAAGATTCAATTCTTTAAGAATTATTTAATGCCCTCGTCACCCAATGGAACACCAGATATACAGCCATTACCTGGAGCAGGGGATGCTACAGCTTTTTCTGATACTAAGGCGCTGCAATATTTTGCTAATAAATTAAGGATCGATTCAAAAGTACCAGTTTCAAGATTTGGAAGAGAAGATAGCGGTTCTGAAGGAACTATTACTTTCGGAGCTGATGGATTAGATATGGAAGAAATCAGGTTTAGTAAATTCATTAATAGATTAAGATCCATATATCAAGAAATACTTATGAAACCCCTATGGGTTCAATTTTGTTTAGATTTCCCGCACTTAAAGAATGATTATATTATCAAATCCGAGTTTGGTCTTGATTATGTGAAGGAGAATATGTTCAAAGAGGCTAAAGAAATGGAAATTATGTCCGCTAGGAAGGACCAGGTTATAAAGATATTAGGTCTTAAAAATACGGAGGGAAAACCTTATTTTAGTTTACAGTTTCTTCTTGACAGATATCTGGGAATGACCAATCAAGATAGACTGGACAACGAAAAAGCTAAAAAGGAGGAAGCGGAAAGGAAAAAAGAAACAGAAGCTAAAGGTGGAGAGGAAAAGAAACCTGAAGAGGGTTCAAGTGAAACATTTAAATTATAAACTATGGCTGGATTTGTAGATAATATAGGAAAATTCAATCCTAATATATCAAGGATTATAAAAACTATAAGCGGGCTAGGAAGTTTCGGAATGGACTACAAAGATATGGTCATTCAAGATTCTATGGCCATAGGTATCTCAGAAGCCAATATGAGAGAAAGGTTCGGGTTTTCCGAAGATGACGAGGATTTTATTTATAGCATAGCTGCTCAAGACACTTCCAACAGGAAATACATTGCATATTTCGATAAGGATTACCCTTTCAAGAGGGATTTCTTAAGAACATTCGCTTTAAATGCTGAAATAGAGTACATTTTAGACACTATTTGCGATGAAGCCATAGTATACGATGAGAAGAACTTTTTTTGTCATCCTAGCATGATTAATATGGATCTAAAAGAGGATGTAGTAAAAGCTTTAAGAAAAAATTTCAGAAAGCTGTATGTTCTTCATAATTTCTGTAACGGTTTAACAGGGTGGCAATATTTCAGACAGCTTCTGGTTGAAGGATTTTTAGCTTTTGAGATAATTTATTCTAGCGATGGAAAAGAAATAGTAGGATTTAAAGAGCTAGATGCTACAAGTTTAACTCCAGCAGTTGAAAAAAAAGCTGATGGAACTAGAGAATCTATTTGGTGGCAATACTACGGAGAAACTACAAGACAGAGAAAGCTTCTTGATGCTCAAGTTATTTACATATCATATGCTAAAGCTAATACTGCTTCAAGAATTTCCTATTGCGAAAGATTAATACGCTCGTATAATCTTTTAAAGATCATGGAGCATTCTAGAATAATCTGGAACGTTATGAATTCGCAATTCAGAATTAAAATGACAGTTCCAATTGGAAGTAAGTCTCCTCAAAAGGCAAAAGAAACTTTAGGAGAACTTATGTCAGTTTATAAAGAGGATATAAAACTGGATACATCATCAGGCGAGCTTGCCATAAATGGAAGACCAGATCTTCAGTTTTATAAAAATTACCTTTTCCCACAACAAGGAGGTAATTCAGTAAAAGTGGAAACTATAAATGCTCAGGGCCCAAATTTAAATATAATGGATTCTGTTGTTTACTTCTATAATAAGTTAAGACAAGATTCTAAAATACCCTACAATAGATTTAGCGCAAGATGGGGAGTTGGTGCTGGAAATCCTTTTAAGATTCCAGCAGACGGATCTGAAAGAGACGAGGTTAGGTTTTCTAAATTTGTAACTAGACTGAGATCAATATTCCAAGAAATAGTTGTTAAACCTCTATGGATCCAAATGTGTTTAGATTTTCCAAATTTGAAAAATGACTCTGAATTTAGAAGCCAAATAGGTGTTAAATTTGAAAGTGATAACGTTTTTGGTGAATCAAGAGAAATAGAGCAGCTGATTAAGAAAATAGACTTCGTTACATCTCTTGGAGAAATCAAAGAAACAGTAAACGACGAGGAGGTCCAGTATTTTAATCAAGATTTCTTAATAGAAAGATTTTTAGATTTAAGTTATGATGATATCAAAATGAATAAAACTTATCTAGAAAAAAATAAAGGATCCGAAGGTTCAGCATCTGCTTCCGCTGCTGCAGAAGAAACCACTGAAACACCGGAAACACCAGCATCCTAGTTTTAAACCTCCATTTTCTTTTTTAATTTTTAAGGATTATACAGAAACTCCTGTGTTTTATCCTGTAAAATATTAGATATCTTTTTTTTATATTTCTTTACTTTTCTAAATTTGCAATAAACAAGACAACATGCAAAAAGAACTTTCTGTCCTTCTAAAAATAGAATCTTCTACAGGTGAAGGGTCACAAAAAGCTAAACAGGAGCTTATTAAAAACAACTACTCTAAAGAACTGGAATATCTTCTGAAGGTTGCTTTAGATCCGTTTTTAACTACCAAGCTTCACAAGTTAGAAGTGGTAGCTGAACACCCTTATGTGGTAGACTATGACGTTTTTGAAAAATTCAAAGATTTAACTTCAAGACTATTTGATGCCCCCGCTCCTAATGACAGATTTAGAGAGGAAGCTTTTGAATTAGTTAATTGTATACAGGCCTCTTTTGAAGAAAGAAAAATGCTTGGAAAGATATTAACTAAAAGACTGAATATTGGTATTGGGGCAAAACTAATCAACAAAGCTTTCGGTAGTGAAGTTATTCCTGATCCTAGTCTTATGTTAGCAGAAGATGATGAGAAAGAAATTAATAAATGGGATAGAATTATTTGTGAAGAAAAATACGACGGAGTAAGGATAATTGCTTTTGTATCTGGGCCTGAGGTTAAATTTTTCACAAGAGCTTTTAATGAAATACCTTCACATTATCTCACTAGAATATCTCTCGAGTGTAGAAATTTGATAAAAAATTCAGGGTTAATCGGAGATTGGTTTTTTGATGGAGAATTAACCGATTTAAATAGAAAAAGTGTTTCAGGTAAGGTAAATCAAATGTTAAAAGGGAAACCTGCAGATTCAATCGGTGATGATCTTATTTTTAATGTTTTTGATTTAGAGGATGCAGAGACACTGAAAAAAGGAAAGGGTGTAGTTCCTTTCGAAATCAGAAGACAAACATTAGAAGGTGTTTTTGATGGATCCTCCACTTATTCTGTTACTATAGCGGAGTCTTTTGTAACAAAAGAAAAAGAAGATATTTTCACATTTTATAAAAATGTAGTAAATAAAGGAGGCGAGGGAGTTATTTTAAAAAATCCAGACCACGTTTATGAATGTAAAAGATCAAAGAATTGGATTAAGTTAAAAGAAGTAAACGAATGTGATTTGGTAATTAAGGGATGGTATCCAGGAGAAGGTAAAAGGGAGGGATTCATAGGTGGATTTATTTGTGAGGATTCTTCCGGAACATTGAAAGTTAAAATCGGATCTGGATTTACTGATAACGATCTTCAAGAACTGAGTAAAAATCCTGATGAGCACATTGGAAAAATATGCTCTGTCCAGTATAATGTCATAATCAACGATAAGAATAATAATTGGTCCCTATTTCTTCCAAGATTTATAGAAATCAGGAACGATAAAACTCAAGCAGACGATCTTAAAGAAAATTGTAAATGATACAGGAATTATTAACAGAGAAACTCAGACCTAAAGAGTTGAAACATATGATCCTTCCTTCGAGGATAAAAAATTCATTCGAGGGAGGACTTCAACAAAACGTGCTTTTATCTGGATCCCCCGGATGTGGAAAAACTAGTATGGCTAAAATATTAATGCAGAATCATCCACATATATTCATTAATGTTTCTGATGAAAGCTCAGTTGAAACTATTAGGACTAAAATTCATGACTTTTGCTCCACTGTTTCTATAATGGACGGTGAAAACCAAACAAAAATAGTTATACTAGACGAGTTTGATGGGGCTTCTGAACAGTTTTATAAAGCTCTTAGAGGAACAATTGAAAAATATGCAAAAGGTACAAGATTTGTTGCAACTTGTAACTACCTTAATAAAATTCCGGAAGCTATTCGTTCTAGATTTGAATTGTACGATTTTGATCCAATCAATAAACAGGAGGAAGATGAAATTCAAGGCCAATGGAAAGACAGAGTAGGTAAAATCCTATCCGCTTTACAAATACGTCACGATCAAAAAAATCTAGACCTATTTACAAAAAAATATTTCCCCGATATGAGATCTGCCTTGAATACAATTCAAAGGTGGAGCATAGATGGATTAGACGATTTAACTGAATCTAAAATTAACGAGGTCCTTTGGGGTCATGAAGAGGTTTTCGAGCTGATCTTTTCTAAACCGGAGCCCGTCAAAAACTACCAGTATATCGTTGGACAATATTCGTCTAAAACAGATGAGGTAATGTCAGCTTTGAGTTCTGATTTTATAAAGTGGATACAAGAAAAAAAACCGCAAAGTGCTAATTTCATTCCTGGTATAATTATAACAGTTGCTAAATACCAGGCTGAAAGAAATCTAGTTATAGATCCTTCAGTTAGTCTATTAGCTTTAGTTTTTTCTCTTCAACAGATAGTAAATAAAAACGGATAGAAAACTATACGTTGATTAAGGAAACATCACTTAAAGCTTAGTTTCCTACACAAAACACGACATTAATGAGCAATAAAATAATCATAGTTGGACCAGGGGGATCAGGAAAAGATTTCTTAAGAAAAAAAATGGAATCTAAGGGTTTTAAATATGGGATATCTTTCACAAGCAGACCTCCAAGAACGGGTGAGACTGAAGCAAAAGACTACTATTTTAGAGATTCTTATTTTTTTGAATCAAATCCAGATATCTTTTTAGAAATGCAAAAGTTTAATGGATGGCATTATGGTATTTCAAAAGAAGAATTCGAAGCTAAAGATCTGTTCATCCTCAGTCCTGCGGGATTAAGATCTTTGGATAAAAAAGACAGGGAAAGAAGTTTAGTAATTTATCTAAATCCTGATCTTGAAATTAGGAAAGAACGAATGGGACAAAGAAATGATGCAGATTCTACAGAGAGAAGGATACTTGCAGACAACCTGGATTTTTTTGAATTTTCTGACTATGATATATTGATAACAAATATTTTTTAAATGGTTACAGTTATTTTAGACGGAAACTATTTACTACATAAGACCTTCGGTATTTTTTCTGGATTTGGTAGTAAAAGCCCGGGCGATGTTTTATCTTCGGAAGCTGAAAGGAACATGTTTTTGCGGAAAGTCATAACCGACATGTGTTATTCCTTAAATCAAATACCAGATTTAAATAAAATTATTTTCTGTAAGGATTCTAGATCGTGGAGAAAAGATTATAAAATATCAAGAAGTGTTTATAAAGAAAGTAGGATCAAAAGCGAGGGAGTAGATTGGGGATCTTTTTTTAAACTTCTAGAAGAATTTGGAGAATTTCTTTCTGAAAATGGTTTTATTTATAGCACTTGTGGAGGAGCTGAAGGTGATGATTTAATTTGGGCTTGGTGTGAACATCTAAAAGATTCAGATGATCAAGTGATTATTATTAGTGGGGATAAAGATATGCACCAATTAGTTAGATCCTCTAAGAAAAATTGGGCTTGTATATGGAATAGCAATTCGAAAAATAATAAATTCGTTGTTTCTCATGATTGGAAATTAGAAGAAGAAAAGGAAACAACAATATTTGACGTAACTCCCTCCTCTGGATCTAACGATCACAAACTAAAAAATTTAATCTCATCCTGTAGCATTGAGAAGATAGAGGTGAAGGAATACGTTTTTAAAAAAATACTAATGGGGGACAAAAAAGACGATGTCCCTGGGGTTTTTCCTTATTCAACTAAAAACGGTAAAACATCTAATATAGCTGAAGGAAAAGCACAAAAAATATGGGATCTTTATGTTCAATCTCCATGGGAAAGATATCCTATGGAAGATCTATGGGAGAATGACGAGTTTTTAACATGGTTAGCCGGACTTTCTTTAAGAATGATAGGACAAACAGATAATACTGAAAATAGAGATAAATTTAAGCAGTATTATGAAGAAAACGGGAGGTTAGTTTGGTTGAATCAAAGATCAATACCCGATGATATGGTAGAAAGTTTGAGAAATCATGTGATTAGTCTAAATAATAAAAACCAAAGCTGTCCACCCCTTATTGATAAGAAGGTGATGATTGAAAAATCCCCCTGGTCGAATGATACCAGTCCACCTAAAGCATTTGATCCATTTTCTCTCTTTAATTGATGAATAATCCTTTCGATATATTAAAAGCTTTCCACACCAAAGATTGGGAAAAGGTGAAGGATCGAGATAAGGCTAGAAATTTCTTTATGATTAATAGATTATGTTCTATAGCTTATCCATTACAAGCAAACTCCTTTAATCACATCAAAATACAATCTGAGAGATCTGTGGATTTCTGGAAAGTTTTTATTTCACACCATAATAAAAAAACTCCCCAGTGGGTTTGGACTAAAACTATAAAAGGAAACAAAGAGAAGGAAGATTCAAAGTATAAAGAAGAAATACTTGAGTTTATTAAAAGCAAGCATCAGATATCAAATAGAGAAATCCAAGAAATGATGGATTTCTTTCCTTCAAAATTCAAATCCTATTATAAGGAAATTGAATTGCTTTTGAGTTGAGATTGATATTTCTTATCCGGATATATAAAGCAAAACACTTCCGGAATGCAGGAGCTCAGTCAGATAACCATAAAGCAATTACTTGCCTCTAATACCATTGGTGCAAATAACCAAATTACCAATGCTAATTTTTCCCAACTGCAAGAAGGATTTAATCTCCTTAATAAAGCTTTTGGGATTTCTATACAGGATAAATCTTTAAATTTTCCCACTGGTAAATTAAACGTAGGGAACTTAAAAGCCAATTTAGTTAGACTTCCTATAGAAGGAACAACTTCCATCCAGTTAAATGGCGCAAACGGGGATATAATTTCTAGCGGTTTAAATACGGTCAACGACATTTTCGGTGGTGGAAATGTTATAGTAGGAAATTCTAACAAGGGCGGAAGATTAAGACTTGTATTAGATAGAACATATACGGATGATACTATTCTTCCTGGTGTAGCTGGACAAATAAGATTTACTGGTAATGATTACGAAGCTTATTTTGAGGTAGGTGAAGTAAGAGCAACTTTTTCTTTCGATATTGGATCCACTGGAGCTACTGGTCAAACTATTTCTGTTCTTTATAACGGAACTACTGCTGGAACAACTTCTTGGCTAGACAACGGAACAATTACTGCACAGCAGCTTGTTTCTGCCATATCTAATAATCCAACCGGTCCTTGCTTAGCAGAATACAATTTAAACACTGTAACTATTATAGCTCTTCCTGGATTAGGTTCAACTTCTAACGGAGACACAATTACCCTATCTGGAGCGGTTCCAACAAACGTTACTGGAGGATCAATGTCGGGAGGTGCTGATGGAATAGATCAATGGGTAAGCTTAATTACTGCAACTGGCTCATCTGGACCCGCTGGTCCCACAGGAGCACCAGGAACTCCTGGAGGTCCCACAGGAGCAACTGGATCTGGCGGACCTACAGGACCTACAGGACCTACAGGTTCAATAGGACTTACTGGTGCTACAGGTGCTACCGGAGCTGGAGCCACTGGTCCAACCGGAGAAGCTGGTGTAACCGGTCCAACTGGAGACACTGGATCTACAGGAGCAACTGGTCCACAAGGTCCTAAAGGAAGTGCAGGAACTAATGGAGTTACTGGGGCTCAAGGACCTACTGGATCAGTAGGTGCTACTGGAGCAGGTATAACAGGATCTACAGGTCCAACTGGTTCTACTGGTGCTACTGGATCCGGGGTAACTGGTCCTACTGGGCAAAGTTTTAGAACTGGAAGCGGAGTTCCTTTGATAAGTTTAGGAATCAATGGTGACACGTATTTAGACACTGTTGCTTACAACATTTACGTTAAATCTTCAGGAGTTTGGAATTTAACAACCAATATAAAAGGATCCACTGGAACTACTGGAGCAACTGGAGGTACCGGAGCAACTGGTACTGCAGGATCTAATGGAGCAACTGGAGCAACTGGATCAACTGGATCTGCTGGGGCTACTGGACCAACTGGAGCAGCAGGTAGTTCGGGGGTAACTGGTGCAACTGGTCCTGCAGGATCCCCAGGTACTATGCCTTATTTGGATCTTTCTAATGTTTCAAATTCACAAAGCATAACAACAGGAGGTAATTTACCAGTAAGATTCGATACCACAAATCTTATAGATTCTTCTTTCTTCACAACAGGAAACTATATCCCTTCAGGTATAACAGGGACATATTTCGAAACCTTAGTAGCTGGTAAATATTTTGTAAGTTACAAAGTTGGATTAGATAATACAACCGCATCCGCTTCTTCTTTGATAACTACTAAACTAATGTTAGGAACTTCATCACCAGCAGAAGTTTCTAATATGAAAGCATTCAAGACAATTGAGGACGTATCCGGATCTGAATCCCCTTTTGAAACCGTTGTAGTAACTGGAATTATAGATGCTGCAGCAAATGACCAGTATTGGGTTAAGGTGGAATATGATTCAGGAGGTGTAGGAACAGTAAATATAACATTAGGAGATACTGGAATCTCTGTTGTAGCCCTTCAAGGACAGATGGGACCAACAGGTCCTTCTGGAGCTGCAGGGGTAACTGGTCCTTCTGGAGGTCCCGTTGGTCCAACAGGTCCTACTGGAGCTGGAGCTACAGGAGCAACCGGGTCTTCCGGTGCTACAGGAGCTACTGGATCTGCTGGATCTGCTGGTGCAACTGGACCTACAGGGTCAGCAGGGGCTACAGGTCCAACTGGATCTGGCGCTACCGGAGCAACTGGAGCTATTTCAGTAACATCTCTAACATATGCAGCTTTCTATGCTTTATTTTCAGGAGGAACCTTAACTGTTGGAAATTTTTATAGGATAAACGATTTCAGAACTATACATTACATTTTAGAAACAGGAGGTACTACAAACACAGGGACCACCGAAGAGATCTACGTTTTCGCCACATCCTCGAGCACTATAGATCGGAGGGTTATTTCAGAAGATTTCCCAGAAGATATTATTTATTGGGATCCGGAACCTTCCAATTTTTACACAGACGAAGCTTTCAGTATTGCACCTTCGACAATTATATCAGGATTTAGAGGAGCAATTACATATAGGAAAGACACAAATAGAAATATAGAAGCTTATTTTGATTGGAGAAATTTTAAATTTAGAAGATGGAGTATAAATAGCGGTTCTATCCCTGTTTGGGACTCTGTTTCACCTCCTACAACATATAGCCCTGGAGATATTGTAAGAGTTACCGCATCTCCTGCTGCTAGTAGCTTTTGGGGATGTGTAAATCCAGATTCTAGTGGTATAAATCCTGTATATAATAATAATTGGGTGAAGCTAGTAGATACTAATCTTCTATATATGGCCACACAACAGGCCACATATTCGATTTCAGTTGGGGATACCCCCGTTACTTTTAATATACCTATATCTTCAACATCTAGGGATTTTCTTGCTATTGATATTACTGAAACAATTTCTGTTAAAAATATAAGCTTTAAAAATAGATTACAAAACTCCGGGGTTCTTAATCCATTTACTGGACAGCTTTATGATTCGACAAATATTCCTAATAATGTGATAATAACGAGGGATCAAACAATAAACATTTCTGATATATCTTTCGACGGATCTTGTGTAGGAAACACCCTATCAATTCTCTTCGATTCAGGGGATATTAAAGAAAAAGCAAATTCTATAAAATTAGAAAATTGTACGAATTTAATTATTCAAACTGTTAAAACACCTCTAGGTAGTGGAACATCTTTATCATTTTTTAATGCCTGTTTTGAAAATTGTAGCCAATCTATATTTAGTATTAATTCAGATTTTTACGATCTAAGTTTGAGAAGTATTTCCTCCTCTATATTGGAAGGAAATTTGAAAAACTCCTACATATCAAATTTATACAGCTCTTATTTTAAAAATTATGGATCAGATGAACACATTTTAATCGATTCAAAATTAGAAAATATAGGAAATACATCATTTAGATGCGGATGTAGCGGTTCTAAAATTTCAAATCTAGATGGTTGTATTTTTTCAAAGGGAAGTTTACAAACAGGATACGTTTATTTTTCAGACATACAGACTGCAAAGATAGGAGATAATTTTTCTTCCGCTACTTATATTTATAACAGCACTATAAGTAAAACAATCATGGGCACAACCGGAGCTTCATCCACAGTAATTTATATAGATAATACTGGAACACTTCAAACGGATGCGGCTATAAATTAAAAAGAGGAATGGTGATATCGGAAAAGAATAAAACGTTAATTAACAGGGTTTTAGACACGATTGATTGGTCTTTAATCCACAAATTTTACAAAATGGTGGGAAGAACTGTTGGAACCGAAATCACACAAATTCCTGGTATTAAAAAACTGCCAAAAGGTACTAAACTAACAACAGATCATATAAGAGAAGAAATTAGTAATTTAATCAATCATGTTGTAGAAAGTGATATTAGTCAATTTATGTATGGTCCGTGGAACATAGTTTGGGTAAACGGAGAATGGGAAATGGAAATTCCTGAAATGGATGAAGACGGTAATGAAGTTCCTGGGGGAGGAACAAGTTTTTTCCCTATTTTAGAATCAGTTTTAGAGATCCATTTTTCCCCGATGGTAGTTATTTCAAAAGAGGTTGTTATAGACGAAGAAGAATATCCAGAAACTACAGAAACCACAGATCTAAATAAACAATTAGAAAAAGCACTAAAAGATGAAAATTACGAACTAGCTTCTAAGATACGAGATCTTATAGAAATTTACAAAAAACAGAAATGAAAAACAATAAAATTAAATCCTTAAATGAGTATTTCTCCCAGACATTAACTGGAGATGGCTTTAATAGCTCTAATGGAGTTTTTAAAGTGGATTATAAGCCATTTCAGGATTTATCTATTTCTGTCGGTAGAGATCCAGATCCTAGCTTATTAGTAAAAGACTCTGCATTTCAAATTGGGGATTTAGTTAAAGGTAATGTACAAGGGAAGAAAAAGAAAATAACTGGAGAAATCATTGAGACATTTAAGTCAATCGATGGTAAGTCTTATAGGATTAAAATACAGGGATTAAAGGATAAAAAAATATACGCCTTAATTCCTGGATCTATAGAATTTACGGAAGACAGGGGAAACACAAGAAATCTTACTGGCCTTTCTATTAGTTCAAGAGAAAAAATGACTGGGAACTTAAAATATGATGGTGGTAACATTGTATGGGGATCTTTAGAAAATGAAGATCCTAATGATCTTTTAATTCCGATAGAAAATTCAGAAAAAATTGAAGGGCCTTTCAACACTGGATGGAAAATAGTTTTTTGCGAAAAGTTGCCAGGAGATAATTCAATTTTTCAAGGGGTTTCTTGTAATGTGGATTCAAATGAGATATACTGCCTTAATTCTTTAAACATTTCAGATATAAAAGATATCATTAAAGCAGCAGAAGCTTACTGTTTTATGAGATATCATAAAGAGATGAAAGATCTAGAAAACTCAGTAAAGTCTTTACTTGGAGTCATATTTCTTGAATTAAAGAATGAGGCTAATGCTAAGAAAATTTTAATTCAAAATTTTCCACATTTAACCGGTGAATCATACGGTGAATGCAGAGATAGAGATTTAGAAAAAGCAAAGTCTATAATTAATACTTTTATCCCTTAATGTCTATAGAGAAAAAAAGAAGTCTTCTACGTATTAGCAGAGAAAGGGTAAAAAATCCAAATTTCAATGCGGATTTTAAAACTGGGAGTAAGGAAATTGCTCCCCCTAATATAAGAGTTAATAATACTGAATCGGGTATGGAATTGCCAGTAAATAGGATTACAACAACAATAAAAAGCGAATACTTAGGAAAAAATCTTTATCCGGATTACATAGGAAAATATAAAGATAAGCCTTTTATAATAGTAGGATGTGGATCCTCTGTTAATTATTTTACGGATTTAAGTAAATACTATGTTATAGGGGTTAACGATGTCGAAAGAATCCTTACTCCTGATTTTTTGGTAGTTGTAAACGATTTTAGAACTTTTATGAGAGGAAGATGGGAATACGTAAGAGATTCTATGAGTCCCGTTATATTCTCGCATCTAGATAATCCTGGACCTATAACAAGATCTGCACATTTAGCAAAAATTAAAGTAGGAGAAAGAAACCAAGCAAGATTAGATCAATTTGAATTTGTTGATCACACTATGAATTCTCCATATATGGCAGCTGTAATTGCTTACCAATTAGGTGCTTCTAAAATTGGAATGATAGGGGTAGATTTTACTAATGATCATTTTTTCACAAAAAGTGGCACACACAAACTCTCTAAACATATTAGGAACATCGATTCTGAATATGGAGTTTTAAGATCCAATCTGGAAAAGAAAGGAGTAAAGGTTGCAAATCTTTCACCGATAAGCCAATTAGAATCCTGGCCTAGGATGGATCTAGAAGCATTTGATGCTCTCTAAGAAACTTAAGATCTTATCTAAAATAAAAATTATATGGAAAAAATTAGAAACGGGATTGTAATTAAATTACCGGATGTTGATCTGGTTAAAGAGAATTCTTTAATTAGAAGAATTTGTGATCAGATTAAAAATTCTTTACCCTTAGGATATAAGCTTTTTATAATAGAAATATCAGAAAAAGATCTGGATACAGATTTGGAAGTAGGTCCTTCTGAAAAAGAAAGAATATTTTATTATCTAGATGACCTAGACATAAGGATAGCTTTCTACTTAAAAAGCAAGAATCATGTGATATCAACGGATTCTAATTCTAAAAAAAATGCTAAGAATGAAATTCTAAAAATAGGTAAAGTTATAGAAGAAATCGACGGTGGAAGATTTGACATTCCTCTTATCTGCCATATCGGTGGAGCTAAAGGAAACAGGAGAAAGAGCATGCAGGAATTTTGTAAACTTTTCGATGGACTTCCTTGGAGAATACAGAAATCAATGTGCTTAATAAATGATGATAAGCCCAGCCTATATTCTGTTAAGGATCTTCTTTCTGTAACTTACATAGAGAAAAAAATACCAATAGTTTTTAGAACATCTTCACACAGGACAAACCAAGGGGGATTAACGTATAAGGAAAGCTTTTTTCTTGCAGCCTCCACATGGGCTGAGAGATCAAATCCTATTCTTTTTTATTGCCCATCTACTAAAGAAGAAACCGTAAGTGTCAAGGATTTAAACCCTTACAATCTAAGTGTAGATGTTGCTTTTGATAATAATTTACCGGAACCTATTTAATTTTTCATACATTTGCAGTTATGCCAGAAATTGCAGAAATAAAAATTATGAGCGACCATATCAACAATCGTTGCTCTGGTAAAATTTTTCATGATGTTTGGAAAAATCCAAAACACAAATCCAAAACTGAATTAGAAGATATAAAAGAAATCCTAAACAAAGGAGCTAAGATTTCAAGCCTAGCGAGAGGGAAAGAGCTCAGAGTAGATTTTACAAATGAAGAAGGGAAGATTTCTTTGTATTTTTTAATGGGGATGTCAGGGAATTTCAAATTCATAACTGAAGAACAACCTCCTAAACACACACATCTAATTTTTAACGGGAATCAATTTTCCTTGTGCATGTATGATTTAAGAAGGTTTGCAAGATGGAGAGTAGATGATCGATGGAGCCAAAACAGAGGTCCTTGTCCACTTACAGAATTTACAGAATTTAGTAGATTTATATTTACCTCGCTAGGTGATAAGGAATTTAGTAAACCAATGTATGAAATCCTTATGAACCAAAAATACTTTAATGGCATAGGAAATTATTTAAGGGCTGAAATTTTGGGAAGAATAGATTGCGATCCTGGTATTTCATCGGTGGACTACATTCAAAAAAACCCGGAAGTGATTAGATTTTGTTATGAGATATCCAAACAAGCTTACGAGATCGGTGGTGGTAGATTAAAGGATTGGTATAACAACGAAGAATTGGTTGATACCTCCAAAAATTTTAAAAATTGGATGAGATATTATTCTAACAACGAAGATTGTATTCCGATTTTGGACTCGACCGGTAGAAAATTTTGGATTAATAAAAAATGGGTAAATTAGGATTTACCATCCAACATATCCCTTAGGCTTTCTTTCTGATGTTACTGCCTTACTAGCTGAAGAATCTGCTTTAACTAAAGCTTCAAGGTCTTTTACATAGTATCTTGTTTGACCCGGCATTCCCCAATTGCCCTGTTTAGACCAATCTATGAAATTATAATTTGTAAGATTTTTGCCATCTACAGGTCCATAGTTAATTTTTCCGTCTTTTTTCGAAGCTTTTTCAAATTCGTTTCTAGAACTAATATTACGATATCCGTATTTTTCCATAATTACAATTATATATTACTATGCTTCCAAAAATTCTCCTCGATTCATCAATATTTATAGATATTGAAACTGTAGGTTTATATCCGACTTTAGAGGAGGTTTACAACAAAGATCCTCACCTTGCAGAACTTTGGGTAAAAAGATGCAAATGGTTACAAAAAAATATAGATTCCGGCGAATCTTCAGATCCCCACGATCTTTGGGAATCTAAATCATCTTTACACCCAGAATTTGGAAAAATAGTTTGTATAAGCTTTGGTGTATTTTCAGGGGATCTTGAAAAAATAACAAGTTTTTACGGAGAAGATGAAAGAGATATTTTAGAGAAAGCAAATAAAATTTTAGCTAATTCAAGAACAAAAAATTTCAAGATAGCTGGACAAAATATTAAGAATTTTGATATTCCATTTATTGGAAAAAGAATGCTCATTAATTCTGTAGTTCCTGACAATATAATACAAACATGGAACAAAAAACCATGGGAAACTTCTTTCACAGATCTAGCAGAAATTTTTTCCTTCGGAGCATGGGGCCAAACGTTTTCTTCTTTAGATTTAGTATCACACGTTTTAGGAGTTAAATCTTCTAAATCTCTTATGGAAGGATCTAAAGTTCATTCTAGTTACTGGAAACAAAACATGATAGAAGAAATTAAAAACTACTGCGAAGAGGATGTTTTATGTACTATGAATTGTTTTAAGAAAATATCTTCTTAAGTTAAAAATTATTTCTGGATATATAATAAGCTCTAATATCCAGAATTGAATAAGATTTTAAATTTTTATGCTTGGATCTCCGAAACAGAGGAGAGAAATGACTTTTATAAAAAGGAACTAAATCCTTCTTTTTGGCAAGGGGATTCCTTTGATCCAGAAGTAAGAAAAAAACTTCTTAAGATTGCTTCAGATTTCTATGAGGCTTTAAAAATTACAGTTCCTATCAAGGATATTCAGTTAACCGGATCTTTGGCTAACTATAATTGGACTGATAAATCTGATTTAGATGTTCACGTTTTAATCGATTTTTCTGAAATAGATGAAAACGTAGACTTAGTAAAAAAAGCTCTAGATGGTGCTAGATTCATATGGAATTTAAGACACAAGGTTAAGATTAGAGGATACGATACTGAATTATACATTCAGGATATCAACGAGCCTCACACTGCTTCAGGACTTTTTTCTTTAAAAAATAATGAATGGATTAGAATTCCTAATTATAATCCTCCAGACATCGACTATAAAGACGTGGATAAAAAATTTCAGGGATACGTTTCTGAAATACACGAAATGGAAAATCTTTTATCCACTTCGAATTTTTCTTCCGTAACACCTGACGAAATTTATTTACATGCTATTAAGATTAAGAAAAAAATCTTAGAAATGAGGAAGGAGGGATTATCGAGAGGTGGAGAATTTTCAGTAGAAAATCTAGCATTCAAAAAACTGAGGAATGAAGGATATATAGAAAAGATAATAGAGTTAATCTCTAAAGCTTATACAAATATGTACAATGAATAATAACATGAAAGACATTTACAAAGGTATCAATCCGATCTACGAAAGCTTAAAAAATTCGTTGAACGAGGAGAAAGGAGCAGAAAAGAAAATGCAAGCTCTAGATACTATTTCATCAATCTCTACGGTTATGAACCAGTTTTTTTCCATTATCTTAAATTCTAAGATGGAAAATGCTAAAACTGTAAGAGGATTTCAGGAGATAAAAAATAAGATCCTAGGAACAAACAATTTTGGATCTTTTAGACAATATATTATCTCCGTTTTAGATGCTTTAGCAGCTATGGATCCTAGCCAAAGAGAAGCTTATTCTAAGAACATTCAGTTTGTTACAGAAGTTCTTGCTTTAGCAGAACCAATCCTTTCAGACCCTAAGCTTTTCGATAGTGCTAAAAAAGACACTGTTAGTAAACTCCTTGTTAATTTCGAGGAGGATTTAAAACAAAGAGAGTCACAATTACAGAAAACTAATCCTAAGCTATTCGGTGAAGTTGTTAAGCAAGGATTAGTAGTAAAAGAGGATAAGAACGAAGAAGCTGAAGAGCAAGAGTTTAGAGGGAAAGCTTTTAACAAGTCAAAAGAATCTCTAGATGCAGCAAACGGATTCGTTGGTATGGTCGATAGAGATCTTTATATCGCAGTTTTAAAGGATAACGAAGACATAAAAAGATATAAAGATATAGCAGGAGGTCTTTATAAAAAAGCTCAGGACCTTCAAATGGTAGATAGAAAAGGTCTTAGAAATATAGTTACTAATTCAGGTGAATTCAAGAGACCTGACTATATGAGACAACAAGATTCATTAATTAATGAAATCATAAGACAAAAAGGAGAATACACTAGAGTAAAGGATGCGGCTTTAAAGAATAAAGGACTTACCCCTCCTCCTGTAGTAATTCCAGTATGTCCTCCAGGTAAAGTTTTTGATGCTTCTAAAGGAATATGTGTAGATCAAGCTCCAGTTAAAACTGAAGACACAACACAACAACAGCAACAAAAGAAGAAAGAACCAGTAACAACATCTACAGATTGTAAGTTTCCAGTAAAATTTGGAACTAAATGTAAAGAAGTAGGAAAACTTCAGAACAAATTAATGGAAGTTATTCCTTCTATAAAAACTTATCTTTCTGCAAAAGGTGGAGCTGATAATAAGTACGGAAAAGGTACAGCAGCTGCAGCAAACATAGTTTGGTCTTATCTTTCTGGACAAACAGGACAAGCTCTTACCTCAGATCTAACAGAAGAAATGTACGGAGCTATTATAGCTTTAACTCCAGCAGATATTGATATTGACGTTCCAATAGGAGCTTTAGAGTCATCAAAAAATGAAATGTCTCTCGATCAGAAAATACAAGAGAGAGAAGAGATAAAAGGATCTTTAATTCTTTCTTTTGAAGATTTTTATTCCGTTATTGAAGAATCTTACAATTTTGCAAAACTAGATGAAGAATCAGTATTTGACAGATTGGGTAAAAATACAGCTACACCTGCTCCAGCAGCTGATGCAACTGTAACTAGCGCTACAGGTCCTACAGGGTCTCTTGTTATGCCTGGTTACGCAAAAACTAAATTGAAAGATTCTTGTATAAAAGACTCTTTAGCACAAGGAAAAGTTCTTCCGTGCGCTGGAGCAACTGGAGGTACAGGTGCTACGGGAACAACCGGAGGAACGGGTGCTACTGGAGCAACAGGAACTACTGGAGGAACAGGTGCTACTGGAGCTACTGGAGAAATAAAATGGAAAGGTCTTAAGCCAGTTACAGACGGAGCATATACAGTTTTCTATGATGAAAGTTGGAGTGATTGGTGGGGAGACGTTGGAAAAGGAGCTATAGTAACGGGATTAATAGTTGGTTTAGTTGCAACAGGAATTGGAGCAGCTGGATTAACTGTAGCAGTACCTACTTTAGCAGGAACATCAGTTGTAGGAGCTGGAGCAGCAGCAGCAGGTTTAGCAGGAGCTGGATCAGCAGTAGCAGGTTTAGCTACAGCAGGTGGTGTTGCTGTATTAGCTACAGGTGCAATCGGAGGAGCTTCTATTTCAAAATGGGTAGGAGACGATAGAAAACCAGCTACAATCTTAGTAGTTAACGGTTACATAGAAAGTGTAGCTGTTAAGGCAATGGCAAGAGGAATTTACAACAGTTTAACTGGTACAGTTTCTTCTCAAGATTTATTAGCAATCTATTCAACTTTAATTCTCTGCAGAGGTACATTCACTGAGGGTGGAGATGGTAATGCAGTATCTGTATGGCAGAAGGTTAAAACTGATTATGCAAGTTTCGGAGGAGGTGATTTAGCAGGTGATATTAATTCAATCACTTCAGGTGGTGCAGGTGGATTCTTCAAGGATATAGTTACTGATATGGATGAGATTCCATCATTCCCTGCTAGCTTCAAAACTAAGAATCCTACAGAAGGTGGAGGTGCTACTACTTTCGAAAGTGCAAAAGATGCTTGCGATGAAGGTGTATCTAAACTAAACGCAAACGCTGCTAAGTTGGCAGAGAATCTTAAGTTAATAACTGAAGAAGATCTCGAAAAACTTTCAGAGGGAATGGGTGAGATCACATCTGGTGTAGCTGAAAAGTCTGAAGAAGTAGAATAATTTAAGATATATAAAAAAACAGAAAGATGGAAAAAAACCTAGATTATGTACTGATTTTAGAAAAATCGATAAATAATCTTTCTACCAAGAAAGAAGGAGGCGAATATTTTCTAGAGGGTGTTGCAGCAGTTTTCGGGGTAGAGAATTCAAATCACAGAATCTACGAGGAAAAAGAATATCTTCCTCACCTTGATTATTTGAAAAAGAAGATCCAGCAAAATAGATTAGTTGGCGAATTAGATCATCCAAAAGAGTTCGATGTTTCGCTTAAGAATATTTCACACATAATCACTGATCTCGATTACGATAATAATGATAGATGTGTAAAAATTAAGGTTAAACTTCTTGATACACCAGCTGGTAAAATTGCACAAAATCTTGTCGATGCTGGTATACCTATTTCCATCTCTTCTAGAGCAGCAGGAAACGTAAAAGAGAATAAAAAAGTAGAGATTAAGAAAATTTTTACTTATGATCTAGTAGCTGATCCTGGTTTTGAAAATGCTCAATTAGAAAGAGTTAGTGAGAATCTATATGAGAGTTTAGGCTTTACTGATTTTATGGAAGAAAAGAAAAACTCAGTTGTTTCATCATTAACAAACATAAATGAAAGCTTAGGACTAAGAAAAAATTCTAACACGCAGATATATAGAATTAAAGATATAGAGAAGATCTCTAGACTTTTAGAAAATACAAATAATACAAAGAATATGGACAATAACTTTGTCACAGCAGAAGAACTAAACGAATATTCACTCATTCTTAAAAAAGAAATGGATACTTTAAAGAATGAGATTAAATCTTTCTCAAGAAGCTCATCTTCTAACGTTAGCACTTCAGATGCAGGTCTAGAAGAGAGAATCCAAAGACTCGAAAAATATTCTGAATATCTTGCAGAAAATTTAGAATCTGCCATTAACTATGGTGATTATCTAGCTGAAAATTTAGAAGGATCTATTTCTTACAACAAATATTTAGCTGAAAACCTTGACAAAGCTATTTCTTATGCTAAATACTTAGCAGAACACGTTGATGGAAACATTTCATATTCTGAGTATATCGCTGAAAATTTGGATAATAACATTGCTTATAGCAAATATTTAGCTGAAAATTTAGATAAGAACATTTCTTATTCAGAATATCTTGCTGAGAATGTAGATAAAGGTATTTCTTATTCAGAATATCTTGCTGAAAAATTGGATAAGAATATTTTATATTCTGAATACTTAGCCGAAAATATTGACAGAGGTATTTCTTATTCAGAATATCTTGCTGAAAAATTGGATAAGAATATTTCTTACTCTGATTATTTAGCTGAAAATTTAGATAGAGGTATTTCTTATACTGAATATGTCGGAGAAAAATTGAACGGCAATATAAATTATTCAGAATATTTAGCTGAAAAAGTTAAATCCGGTATTGAATATTCTCAGTATCTTGCAGAGTCTATTAACAACAAAGGTGTTAATAATACAGGGCATGAAATGGGAAAACAGATAAACGATTCAGTACAAAAAGGTAAAAGAACTTCAGAATTTTCAGGAGATTATAATTCTCTCTCTGGTAAAGTTGATGAGTTAATTGAATCACTTAGCAAGAACAAAACTGAAGAAATCATAAACGAAAATAAATATTCTTTCTTAAAGCTTGTCGATGAACAAACTAAGAGAGGATTCATTTCTTTGAACGAGGCCGAAAAACAAAAGGTCGTTAAAGCTCTTAATGAGCAGAATTATAGTTCAGGTATGGACGTAGTTCAAATAATGGGATCCGCTTTAACTGAACAAGTTAACTCGGGAGAAAAATTCCTCGATATGATACCACAAGATCTGGTACCTGTTTGGAACTCTTTGAATGAATCACAGAAGGCATCGATTGTTGCCCAAAGTAAATTCTATCATTTAGATACTCCTTATCAGATTAACAACTTCTGGAGAACTAGAGGATTTCAAGCTCCACAAGCTAACTTGGAAAGACTAGACGAATCCCAAACCCCTAATAATGCTACGAACAGCGGGATTAGCAGCAGCTATATCGCAAACATCGCAGCAGAATTAGACAAAAGATTTAAAAAATAAGATCTAATAAAATGCAACTCTTAAATCAAAACGAGATCTACGAAACATGGTCTCCTATTATCGAGAGCAAGACCGGCATGAATGATCGTTCAAAAGTAGAATGGCTTTCTAAATATTGTCACTTCCACTCACTTAACGAATCTGCTGGAGCTTACAACTCTCTAGGTGTATTAAGCGGTATGGGTAATATCTTACCTCCAGGTAACTACCAAGGTGGTGCTGCTGGTGCAGGTAACCCAGGTTTTTACTACAACAACACTTACAATGCTGGTACACCTTATGTTGGTTCTGGTGATAAGTTCCCTTCACTTCTTCCATTGGCTATTCAGGTAGCTGCTAAAACCGTTGGTTTTGACATCGTTCCTGTTATTCCAATGAGCGGTCCAACAGGGGTACTTTCTTACCTTGACTATGTGTATGCAGGTGGTACTTTAGGTGGTACTTCAACGGATAGCGCTACTAATTTCGTTGCAAATACACCAGATATGATTAAAATTCCTATCGCTGTTGCTTCTCCAGTATTTGGAACTCTAACAGTTGGTACTTATTATATCATAGCAGTTACTGGTGCTACTGTAGCTAGTGACTCTGCTAAAGGTCAATTTGTTGGATATTCACGTATAGACGGTTTCCCAATTTTCAGAATTACTGCACTTACTTCTGGTGATTCTATTGCAACTACTGTTACTGCTAATTCAGAAATTAGATTGGCTTCTTCACAAGCTGATAACCAAACGATGACCACAACAGGTAGCGTACTTGCATTTTCAGGTGGTGCTGCTGTACTAGTTAAGACTTTGGAAGATCACATTCAAGGTTTCTCTGGTGCTGGTCCAACTAACTCAAACAACTGGCAAGGTCCTTACGTAGACGGTACTCAAAACTACGATCCAATGTTAAGAGGTACAGCTGAATCGACTTATTTCAAGTCACTCGGTCTTTCTACCTTCACTAAGTTCGTAGAAGCTGGTACTTTCCAAGTTGCTGCTTCTGTTACTACTGAGCAAATCCAAGACCTTAACAAGCAATTCGGTATCGACGTAGTTTCTATGATCGAGAACGCTCTTGTTAATGAGGTTTCTCAAGCTATTAACAAGCACATCCTTTCTAGAGGTTTTGCTCTCGGTTGGTCTAACCACGCTCAGTTCTTTGTAACTGAAAACACAAACCTTAACCTTAACTTAGTTATTGGTGGTGCTGCTTCCGGTTATGCAGTTCCTGCTTATGTAGGTAAGACAGGCTCTCCTATAACTGGAGCTCCAGGTTCTGTAGCTGGTCCTACTTCAGGTACTTTCGAGAACTTATCAACAGTTCAAAGAAGACTTTACAGCCGTATTTTAGCTGCTGCTAACGTGGTTGCTAACAGAGGTCGTAGAGGTCCTGCTAACTTCATTGTTACTAACTCACAAATCGCGTCTGCTTTACAAGACATCAGTCAGTTCACATTCGCTCCGTTTACTAACACACTTACTCAAAACAACGGTACACTTTACCCTGTAGGTTCACTTGCAGGTATGACAGTGTATGTTGACCAAAACATGTCTTTCAACGACACAAGAGTATTGGTTGGTAGAAAAGGTGCTGATGATGAGCCAGGTATGAAGTTCATGCCTTACATGATGGCTGAATCAATTCAGACAATCTCTGAAGGTACTATGTCTCCTAAGATCGCAGTTAAATCAAGATACGCTCTTGTTGAAGCTGGTCACCTTCCAGAAACTATGTACTTATGCTTCCACGTTAACGCTGGAACAGCTACTTCTATTATCTAATAGAATCTAGTTCATATATTAGAAAAGGTCCTTTATGGACCTTTTCTTTTTGTTTTATACTAGTTCTTTAGATATATAATAAAAAAGAATAAGATCATGTTATTTGAAAATATCAACCAATACCAAAAAGCTAAACAAATGTTACTTTCAAATGGAAGAGATGTTAAATTAGTTTTTAATACTCTGAAAAAGGATAATGAATTTTCTAATCTTTCTGAAGGTGAAATTCTAATTGCATTAAATTCATTAAATGAGGGTTTAGGTGATTCAATAGCTAATTTCCTAGGAAGTGCTTTTGGTGGAGATATTTCAAAGATTAAAACAGTTCTGACCCAGATGAAAGAACAAGAATTAAAGTTCAACAGGGAAGAATATCAGATATATGAAGAATTTTATAGAACTTTACAAGAAGAGAAGGCTTTAGAAAAAGATACAAAAAATCCTAACTATCAGGGTTTGACTAAAGATATAATGAATCACAGAAATTCATTGAATATGAGAATGAAAGAGCTTAATAAAATGCACGAGGAGATATTTGATATATTGGAACAAAAAATTAAGGATCTTACTGGAGATAACAAAAGAAAGAAAAAATATTTCAATGCTCAAAGAGCCACTGATGTTCTAGAAACTAGAAATGACAGATACGAAAAAATTAAAGCAATAACAGCTAAAAGTAAATCAAGATCTCAAGATCTCCATCAATTTTTTGGAGTTAGTGTAGAGGATGCTAAAAGAGAAGCTGAGGAAGCTAAAACTAAAGCAGAAAAAGCTGTCGACAAATTAGATAATACACCACCAACAACACCTTCTAATATATCATTTACTGAAGATCCCGAAAAGTCTTTTAGCGAAGAATTAGAAAAAATAAGAGGTAGCGTAGGTGGATATTTTTCAAAAAGGAAGGATATAGAAAACCTGAAAAAATCTATAGATGACGAAATACATAAACCAGAATTTAATAATTACTCTGGACAAAAGCAAAAGGACATTTATAAGATTTATTTAGAATGTGAGAATCTTTTAGATGCTTTAGCTAAGGAAGAAATGAAAATAAAATGAGATTAAAAAGAATTAACGAGTTTAACATGAACGAGGGAGTTTTTTCTTCCTTGTTTAAGGGGGTTTCTGATGTTTTTAAATCAAAAAAATCCAAAGTTGATTCATTATTAAAACAAATAAAAAAAGCTAAAACTGAAGAATTAGAAAATAGAATCTCTATAGAAAAAGAGATCTGGAATTTGACTAAAGAAAATACACCAGAATATAGATTCATTTTTTCTAATCTTAATAGACAAATAGGGATTTATAGCAATCTAAAAAATCAGGAGATAACTTCTTTATTAAAAGAAGCTGAATTCATAATAGACAAAAATCCTAAACTTCAAGCTTATTTTAGTTCAGAGCTTGCTAAAATAGAAGCTGATATAAAGGAAAAACTTCTGAAAGAACTAAGCAAGTATAAATCAGGAAGCGAGCTAAATACAATAGCGGCTGATTTTGATTCCTTAGTAAAAGACGCTAACAAAAAATCCGCTTATTTTGAAACTATGGCGGATCAAGGTTCTTCCATTGGAGCTTATAGCGATGATTTATCCAATGACGTTATTTCTTTCGTGGAATACTCAAATTCTGATGCACAAAAATCTATCGATGAATCTGACGAGAAAAGATTAAAAGATCTGCTTAGCTCTCTTTATAATTTTAGATTTGATATTGACATTAGAAATAAAAATGAAATAGACGTAATTAGAAAAGAAATTAAACAGGCTAAAAAAATAGGGGATTCCCAAGTTATTGATAGTTTAGAAAACGAAGAGACGAAGATTAGATCTCATTATAGAGATATTTTAGAAAGAATACGTTCTAGAATTACTATGGTGGAAAAACAAATTAAATTGATTAGAAATGAAAATAACTAAGTTGAAAAATTTCATTTACGAGCAAGAATCTGCTCAGGATAAAGCTAAGGATCTTCAAGCTAAAACCAATGCTGAAAAAGAGATCCTCGAAATAGATAAGAGAATAAGTGAAATTGACTTAGCTATAGCGAATCTTCTTAAAAGAGAAAAGGACGGAACTTTGAAAAAAAGCGATTCCTTACAACAGCAATCTATAGAAATGCAAAAGAAAGTAGCAGAATTTCAAAAGAAATCTGTTGCGGTTAAAAAGCTCGAATCCTTAGGTTAGAAGGATATATACAATAATAAAATAGTAAAATGAGGAATAATTATTTACCTTACAATCCAGTTTTTGAATCTCTTAGCGATCAGGTTAAGAAACATCAATATGGTAAAATTTATGAAGCAAATATTAGTGCTGATAAAGTTGAGGATTATGCAGGAAGAATTTTCTCGATCCTTGTATCCAACGTTCAGCACTTCTTTTTGAGCATGCCAGACGATGTTAAGGCAAAAGTTTTTCCTCTTTTTATACAAGCAGCAACTACACCTCTTCCGCCTCAAACAAGATTAGGTGACATAATAAAAGCATCTCAAGAACTTTGGAATAAAGCAAAGACTGAGGCTTTAGCATCTCAGAATAAGAATCTTTATTCTTCTTTCGTTGAAAAGGTAACAAAAGGATTTGAGCAAATTGGAAAATCTTACGAAGCTCTCCAAGCAGAAGCTGGAGAATTCGTAAACGATCCTGCAATAACTGCAAGCATTATAGATCAATTAAACAGTTTTAATGCTAAGTTTATAGAGGATTGGAAATCCAAAACGTCTCAGGTCTAAAATAAAAAAATAAGATAAAAAAATGGCACTTAGTAGAAATTTTTCCCTTTTAATAGAGAGTATGAAGAGTGATTCATACTACCACCAAATACAGGAAAGAAGAGATAAAGTGGAAAGAAAGGAAGATAGAGAGGAGAGAAGGGAAGGGAAAAGAAGAAAAAAATTCGAAGACGATGAGAAGGATTTTAAATTAAATCCTTTTATAGATTCCCTAGAATCACTGAAGAATTCGATAGTTGCTGATTATAATGATGCACAACAAAGACAAAATCCAGATTCTAATCTAGCAGGAACAGAAACTGCAAAGAAGTTTCTTGTTCTCTTTACTAGACTTTTAGAAAGAGTTGCTAAACTTAAAGCTGAAGCTGTTTATCAAAGAGAAAAAGATGGAAAATTTCTTGAAGTGTCAAAAGATATGGCTTTGATTAATAACTTCAGAAATAATTATTCGAATCTATTTGATGATTTTACAGAGACATCACAAAATTACAGAAACGAATGGGCTCAAGAATCTGAAAAAGTTATTGCTGATATAGAATACCCTTCTATAACAAAGCCTTTACAGGATGCTGAAATTCTTTTTGCTGAAGCTAAGAATGATCTAGTTAAAATTTTAGAAACTATCAGATTAAATGCTCAACAATTACCAGCAAATACACAAGGAGCAACAGGTGCTGGAGGTACAGGATCAACAGTATTACAAGGAGAATTAACCTCAGCAATAAAACAAAGAGATGCTGCATATGACGGTAAAGACGGTGAAATAGTAAAAGAGGTTAAAAAGATAATTTACGAGAAATTCAAAAAGTACGAAGCTGTCAGTGGTACTAAAGATTGGGGTATAGTTTACAAAAGCTACCCTAAAGTTAGCGGTACACTAAGAGCAAATACTGCTAATGTTATCAAGGATGTAAAAAATGGATTAAGAAAAAGTAACAAAGAATTAGAAAACGATAAGAGCGGAAATATTACCCCTGAGTTTTACACAGTTCTAAAGAATTACAAGGAAACAAACGAGAGTTTGAAATCTTCTTCGGATAAATTAATCTCTTTCGATAATTTCATCAAATTTAAAATGAACGAAGAGTTTGATGTTGAAGCAGTAAAGTCAGGGAGGGGATCGTCTGAAAAAAAAGTTAAGGCTAAGCAAGATCCTAAAGGGGAAGCTAATCCTTCTACTCCTTTCAAAAATAAAGAGGAGGGCGATTATTTCAGAGCTTATGTTAACGAAAGAGATCCTGATTATGCTAAAAAGATAGATCTAGACAAGAGTGGGGAATTTAATAATAGGTATATTAGAAAAGCTTTTGCCCAATATGGACAACAGTATACAAAAGAAATAGAAGAAGGGACTTATAAAACCCCAGGAAAAACAGTAGTTAAAACTTTAACTAATGATGAGCTATCTAAGGTTTTTGATTTTATAAAATCATCAATAGACTCGGAAAATAATTGGTTTTCTTCTGGAATTCTCCAAACCCTTAAGCCTAAGGTTGAACTTTTACCCTCTGGTAATTCTTTCTATATAAAAGTTTCTTACGGGTCGCCCAGTAAGGAATCTTTTTGTATTTATGTAAATCACACATGCTCTTACATTATAGAGCAAGCTCCAGAAAAGAGATTTGATGCTGATTTAATAATTCCAGAGGGTAAAGAAAAAGATCCTTCTTCTTGGCAGGCAACTTTCCGAAATGGACAAGGAACATTC